AGACTTTTTGACAGTAAGACGGTTTATCAAGCTATTGTCGATAACAAAACTGACGTTCTTAGTGACATTATAGAAGCTGACGCCGACAACAAAAAGACGCGCGGTGAGGCGTTGCTAGACTATATAAGGAGAGTTGTAAAATGAGGCTTTCACAAGGCGTAGAAGTTGCAGAGACCACAAAAGAATATCTGTTGCGCCTTGTGAGACCCCGCGCCGTCCGAAATAGTAAAGGGCGTTCCAAAATCCAGTATTTGGACGTTACTGCGACCTTTGATATTGAGACCACCAACACCGACACAGACGGCTTTGCATACAGCTGGCAGACTTGTATCGGCGGTGTTGTTATTGTCCCCCGGTATTTTGAGGACTGGGCCGAAATGCTGGAAACTCTGGTTGACAAATGGCACATCAGCGATAAAAAGCGGTTCGTTTTGTACGTTCATAACTTAGGTTATGAACATCAATATATTGTGCAGCTGCTTGCGGCCCGTTGGGGGTTGGCAGATGCCTTGTATACGAAGAGCCGTAAGCCTCTGTATCTGCGTTTTGATAATGGTATTGAGTTCCGCGACAGTCTGAAACTATTCCAGAAATCGCTTGCGCGTGCAACTGAGGGCTGCGAACATGCAAAGCTGGCGGGCGATTTGGATTATAGCGTTTACCGAACCCCCGATACCCCTCTGGATGATACGGAGTTTGCATATTGCGTAAACGATGTTCTGGGCTTGTGGGAAGCGATAGAGCGGCTGAAAGCTGAACATGGGTACAATCAAGCAACTATACCATATACAAATACAGGCATGGTGATTCAAGAAGTCCGAAAGAACATCATGCATGACCGCAAATGTATGAACGCCATCAAAGCGTTGCAGCTTGACCGGGAGCAGATGGCGCTTGCCTACCGCTGTATGGCGGGCGGTGACACTCACGGCACGCGCTGGCGTGCGGGCCGTACTTACGCCAACTGTAATAGTTATGATTTCAAAAGCGCTCACCCGTCGCAGCAACTCTTATGGAAATTTCCTAGTGGGGAGCCTATTACTTTGCCCGCAGATTTGCCCGAAGCGGACTTACAGGCATTCATAAAAGCGGGCTTTGGCTGGATTGCAAAGCTCTGTATCATTAATCCGCAAATTCGGCCCGAATGTCCAGACCCCTGTATCAGTTTCAGTAAATGCCCGGATGTGCAAGGGCTTACAGAGCTTGACAACGGGCGCGTTCTGGGGGCAGATGCTCTATACTGGTATTGTGATTCCAACGACTACCAGCGGTTTACAGATGCCTACACATACGATAAAATTATTGCGGTGGAAAGCGTCGCCTTTCATCTGGACTATCTGCCCGACAGTTTTCGCAAAACTATTTATGAAAAATTCCGCATTAAGGAAAGCGAAAAGGGAAGCCCGGATTATATGTTTGCCAAAGTGTGCGTTAATACCATTTTCGGGGCCTGCGCGCAGAAAACTATTCGTGATGAATACGATTGTGACCCGGTGACGCTTGAGGGCACGCACACAGACTGGTACAAAAATTTGCAGCAAAAGAGCGACAGCGAAGTACAGAAATCGCAAGATAAAAAGTTCCCGTTTTTGTGGGGGCTTTGGACTGCCAGCATGTCCCGGCTCAAGCTTTGGGATATGCTTAAGCGCGTAGGCTGGGAAAAGGTCATTTACTGGGACACTGACAGCTGCAAGTTTGAGGGTGAAAAACAACCCGCTATAGAAGATTACAACGCGGCCATTCGTGCGCAGTGCGTTGCGCGTAATTGCGTTGTTGAGAAGAAGGACGGCAGCAGGGTTTATATCGGCGTCGCAGAGGACGAACACCCCGCCGACCGTTACGGCATGGCGCGATTCCGTTTTCTGCACGCAAAGTGCTATGCTTGCGTGGACGCGGGCGGTACGGTTGAAAGCACTATTGCAGGCGTGAGCAAGAAAGCAGGAGTGCAGGCTTTGGGCGGTGATATTGATAATTTGAGGGATGGACTGCTGATTTCCCCCGCAGGCGGGCAGGCACTGACCTACCACGATGCCCCGATACGCCAGCGCGCCGATTTTGCCCGCCCCACGGTTTCCGCGTCGTGGGTCGTAATGACCCCGCGCGAATACCGTGTATCAGATGAACGTAGTTTACTAATGGAATGTGAGGTATTAGCATGAAACTTTGTGATTTGTTACTGTGTATTAGTTTGCTTTGTGTCGTTAACGCGGTGTTGATTGCTTTTTGTATGGTCGTGGACTGGCCTGTTATAGTTAAGGTATTAGTTGGTATTGCGGCAAATAGCGGGGTGTTGGCAATTATGTTGCTTGATGAATAGTTTCACAAATTGTTAACACATTCAGAGCGCGGATATGCTATATTATAATCACAGAACACAACCAGCCGACACCCCGTGTAAGCGGGGTTCATTATAAACAGACAGAAAGGACAATGACACATGGCAGCAATTACTAAAGTTGAAATCTGGGAAGATATCGCGGGGAACATCATCGGACTTGTGTTCGACCCTGCGGGGGAGCTGACTAACGCAGTGCAGAATATGGGCGCGCAGCAGCCGCTGCCCCGTCCCGCGCTTGTGGAAGCAGCGCGGCAGGCCTTTCCCTTTGCCCCCGCATATGATTCTCACGCATTTGGGGAACGGTCTATTGCAGACCTGTATACCTATCTGCAAGCTTACAATCATCATATCGCGGATATCTACCCCGATACCCCTACCGCCCTTTACCCGGAACGTGCGACCCCTGCGGGCTTGCAGTTCCTTATCCGCTGGATGTTCTGAGAGGGGGTGAAACAGATGCAGGATATCAATAATAAGCTGGCTGACCTGCTGGAAAAACTAACGGATTTGTTCGAGTTTTACAGCGACGAAAGCGCAGAGTATAAGCAGCTAATGACCGACATTTCCGCAAAGCAAGATACTATTATCGGCCTGTTGCAGGATATCAAGACGAACACCGCCCACAACTGACAGAAAAAGGAGAAAACATTATGGCATTCGCAAAAAAGAGCACGACCGCTAACCAGAGCAGCCCCCGCGTCACCGTGGACATGCTGCACAATTTGCACGCCGTTGTCCGCAATGTGCGGCAGGTCGCCGACAATTGTCTGACCTTTACCCTGCGGCTGTACGGCATTGACCTGTACAGCATGCGTCTTGTGGAAGGAGCAAAAGGCACGTTCATCAGTGCTAGCGCAACGAAGGGCAAGGACGGCAAGTTTTATGACAACTTCCGCGTGTACTTTGACGACAATGCACAGGCGGCAGTTGAAACGGCAGTTCGCAAGGCCTACAGCGACAATATGCAGGAATGTGAGGTATAACATATGAGCAAGCGCAGTAAAGATATTGCGCTTGACCTCTATACAGCAGATGGCTGGGTGAATATCCCGGCCATTTCTGCTATCGGGGCATGGTGCAATATTATTATCGGTAAACGGCAGGTCGGCAAGACTTTTGGCACGCTCAAGTATATGCTGGATGAAAAACGGTATTTTATGTATATGCGCCGCACTTCCAACGAATTACAGGCGATTGCCGCAGACCCGTCGTTAAATCCTTTTAACGCCTTAAAGAAAGTGGGCTATGATATCGGCATTCAGAAAGCCGGTAAAATCAGCTACGCGATAGGCCCGTGCGAATATCTGGAAGATGGGAAATTTGCCATTCCCAACAAATGCGCTATCGGGGTTGCGCTGCCGTCTATTGCGACGGTGCGCGGTTTTGACGGCGGCGCGTTTTCAGACCTTGTGTTTGATGAATTTATCCCGGAACGCATTGTAGCAAAGCGCAAGGCAGAGGGCGAAGCGTTGTTGAACGCGTATGTTACCATCTGCGGAAACAGAGAGCTGGAAGGAAAGCCGCCTTTGCGGATGTGGCTGCTAGCAAATGCGTTCGATATTGCGAGCCCGATTTTGGAGCAGCTGGGGTGCACAGACCTTGTCGCCAAAATGGCCCGCACGGGCAAAGAGTGGGTCATGACGGACAGCGGTGTGTTTATCTGTATGCCGCACAGCGATAAAGTGAGCGGCAAACGCAAGCAGACCGCGCTCATGAAACATTTGGCCGGGCAGGGTGATTTTTACAAAATGGCTATGGAAAATCAGTTCGTGTATAACAATCTGGAAAATGTACGCCCGCGCAGCTTAAAAGGAATGCAGCCGCTTTTCAGTTATGCGGGGCTGTATGTGTATCGTCTCGACGAACTGCACTACTATGTATGCGAAAGCCCGCATAACGCACACGAGCACTACGGCAGCAGTTCACAGGCTGCAACGAACTTACAGCTGCAACGGCCCGAATTCCGACCGATGGTCTGTTTAGGTCAAGTCGATTTCTCGACCGTGCCCGCGCTTCTAAAGACAAAACAATACCTTGACATAAAGGATTGAAGGGTGTATTTTAGTATTGCGGGGGAGCCGCACAAAAGGAACACCCCGGAAGGGTGCGCGGCTGGCTTTTCCTTTTCCATGCCCCCGCGTACCAGACCGCCCGGCACAATATGGCCTATTGGTGCGTATGGCCTACGCACAGCCGGGCGGCGTGGTACAGAAAGGGGGTGATTCTATGGTTAATATTTATTATATGTCGATTCACGGAAGTGGATACAAGCTTTCTGACCATTTCACGCTGAAAGAATTCCAGTGCCATGATGGGCAGGACATTGTAGCCGTCGACCCCCGGTTGGTGGAACTGCTCGAAAATATTCGCAAACGCTGCGGGGCGCCAGTGACCATTACAAGCGGCTACCGCACCCCGTCTTACAATCGCACATTGCGTGGGAGCGCCAGCCAGTCAAAACATCTTTTCGGCATGGCAGCTGATATTAAGGTGAAAGGCTACACCCCCGCGCAAGTCGCCGCTATCGCCGCTGACTACTTGGGTAGTTCTGGCGGTATCGGCACATATTCGACCTTTACGCACGTTGATGTTAGAACCGGTTGCAGCCGGTGGAAAGGATGATACCACATGACGATTACTGACATTCTGAACCTTGGCAAAATGGGTTTCACCGCACAGCAGGTGCAGCAGATGCTGGCACTGGAAAAGGCGCAGCAGGGCGTGCCTGCAGTGCAGCCCGCGCAGAGCGCGGCCCCCGCGCAGCAGGCAGCGGCGGCACCTGCGACCCCTGACCCTATGGCCGCGCTGGCGCAGCAGGTCGCAGACCTGACCGCCGCGCTGAACGCGAAGAACGTTCCTAACGCTGGCAGCGTGGGCGATATTGCCCCCGTTACCAGCGTGGAAGATATCATTTTGGGCATGGTACAGCCTGCGCAGGCCCCCGCCAGCCCCGATTTCTCGAAAGGAGTTGTTTAACCTATGGCAAAGAGCCGTACCAACATGCCCGAATTAAAGGGCATGAGCGTGTTTCGTCCGACTGACATTTATACCATCGCAAATGCGCTGGTAAAGGAAGTCACCGGGCAGGCCGCTACCATTCAGGCCATTAACACCGCCAGTTTCGTACAGGTAGGCCAGATGTGTCTTGAGCAGAGCATGGAAGGGACGCTGCAGGCACTTTCTAACATGATTGCCCGCACCGTCATTTCCAGCCGTGCATACTCTGGCAAGTTTACCAGCATCGAGACTGACCGGCAGGAATGGGGCATGTTCGTCCGTGAAATCGCCTTTTTCTCTGGCGATTTTGACGAAAGCAAGTTCATTAACACCGCGCAGCAGCCTGATTTGCTTGTTGACGGGAATTCCATCGACATGTTTAAAATCAAGAAGCGCTACCCGCTTGAAATGTTCTACGGCGGGCAGAAAGTGTTGAACCAGCGGTACACCACTTTCAGGAACCAGCTTAAAACCGCGTTCAAGAATGAAAGCGAGTTTTCCGCATTTCTGGCCGCAATGACGACCGAAATTGCGAACGACATTGCACGATGGAAGAGCGCAGAGAACCGCGCACAGGTCATGAACCTTATCGGCAGTCTGTACAACACCGGTCGTCCTGAAAGCCGTGTGAACCTGACCGCAGCTTTTAATACTGCCCGTGGTACTACCTACACCACGAAAGAGCTGCTCACCACCCATATGCAGGAGTTTTTGAGCTTTTTCGTGTCGTGGCTTGAGACTACCAGCAGTCTGATGGAGAACAGCAGCGAACTGTACCATCTGACCCCGGTTTGTACCGACGACAGCGGCAACACGCTGCATCTGCTTCGACACACCCCGAAGAGCGAACAGAAATTGCTGCTGTATCAGCCCCTTATCAACGATGCCCGCAGCTGGGTATATCCCGCTATCTTTGGCCCCGGCTATCTGAGCTTTGGCAACTATGAGGGCGTGGATTTCTGGCAGAACATCAACGACAAATCGGCTGTTTCCGTCATTCCTGCGCAGTTCGATGTGAACACCGCCCGACAAGTGACCGGTGGGGCTGTTGAGCTTTCCTATGTCGTGGGTCTGCTGTATGACCGCAAGGCCATTTCGACCACCTATTTTCAGGATTCTGTCTACACGACCCCGTTCAATATTTCGGGCGAGTATTACAACACTGAACATCACTGGAAGATGAACTACACGCAGAATCCCACGCAGAACGCAATTCTTATGTATATGGCTGACGGTGACTGACCGCAGCACACCCCCAACAACTGAATGTGTGGGCCGGGTCAACAGCCCGGCCCTTATTTTATAGGAAAGTGAGGTAATACAATGGCTGACCATAACGAAGGCATTGAACACGGCTATCATGCCCATTTGGGTAAAGTATCGAAGCGGGTCAACAGCACAAAACAGATTCCACTTTCTGACTTGCCCGATGAGTTCCCCTTTTACATGAAACGAGCCTGTAGCATGGAACACCCCGTGTTTTATGTCCGGTTAAACAGCTTGAACATTTCGCCGCAGTATAACTACTGCTATATTGAAGAAACCCATGCTTACTACTGGATTGAAGATATTACTGCTCTGAACGCCAACAACTGGCAGTTTTCTTGCGCTATCGACCCGCTGGCGACCTTTTCCGATGCAATCAAGAAAACAAAAGCTTATATCTTATATGGTAAGAACAGTTTCGATGCAAGCGGCAGCAGCTACCGCGTGCAGGACAGCCGCCAGAACGTCGCGCAAAAACCGACGACCTCCAGTATCAGCCTTGATATCACAGACGACTGTATCGATACCACGCAGGGGGCTTATATTCTTTCTGCCGTAGGCAAGAACAGCGGCGTCGCTACCTATGTCATGACAAAAACCGCACTGCACAGGCTGATTGACGCCATTCAGCAGGACTTAGATATTGATTTTTCGCAGATGATTACAGAGCCGCAGACGAAAACAACAATTGAAACCTATGAAGGTACTTGGCCCGGTATCAGCGGCGGCGCGGCCGTATCGTCCACCCAGACGACAGAGACTTACAGTCAAGCAGAGACCGCGACGGATAAAGCTATCAAGTACTTTGCAAAGAATTACGTTTATGGCGGCGCGGCAGTCGATTGCATCCGGTCTTGCATCTGGATTCCTATTAAGGCCAGTGTTATTCCGCAGTCGCAGCAAAATATCTATTTGGGCCATTATGACACAGCAGTTTCTGGCGGCTTGATGGGGCACCCACAAATTAAACGTGAAACCGCTATCCCTATCCCTTGGCCCGTGGACGACTGGAAGCGGATGAACTGCCAGATTTCGTTGTATGTGCCGTTTATCGGGACTATCTCGATTCCGGTCGATAAAGTCAATAACCAGAGCGCAGTTACCGTCACATGGTGCTGCAGCTTTCTGGACGGCAATATTTCCGTTAAGGTCGATGCTGGAACCCATACAATTTATGTCGGTAGTGCAAACATCGCAAGTCAATACGCCATCGGAGCAAGTAATATCAGCCTGACCGGTAACCAGACGTCTGCAACTATCGGCGCTATCGGTATCGGTCTACAGGTGGGCGGCGGCGCATTGAGCAGCAGCGCGGGCATTCTGGGTGGATTGAATAATCTGAGCCGCGACAATACAGGCCGCACGATGGGTCAAACAATGTCCGACATGGGGCACTCCGTCATGCAGCTTATTCCACCTGTTGCGCAGTGCGCGGGCAGCATGACCGGAAATGCGGCGTCTCTGCAATCTATGAGCGCGACGCTTACCCTTTTCTATTACCCGCCCACGGACGATTCAAACTTTCAAAGCATGTACGGTCATCCCGTTATGAAAATCGATACCCCCGCCGAAGGGTACTGCCAGACGCGCGGCTTTTCGGTCGCGGCCCCTATGGCAACTAGCGCAGAGGCCGCGTATATCAATGCCGCTATGGACGGCGGCGTATTCATTGAATGAGAGGTGAAAGCATGTATCAATGTTATATGGGAAACTACGACGCGCAGGCGTGCGGAAACTTTCGCCCGCCATCTCTGAGCATCGATGTACTGAATTACTGGGAGCGCAGTTTCTTTCAGCGTATGCGCGCCCTGTATAAGATTCACGGCCTGCCCGAAGCCGCCCCCGGGCAAATCGGATGGGATTATGACGCATTTCTGTATCAGCTGTTACGCATGGGTTATGCGGTCGTTTTCAATTCCAAAACGTACGGCCTTGTTGTGCAGCCCGGTGCCCCTACCGGTTTCGGTTTGCAGTTCCAGCCGCGCGGCATGGTAGTGAATACCCCGTTTTTTCAGTTTGACAGACCGCTTGAAATCGGCGTTGAATGCGGTGTGATAAAGCTGACCCCTGATTACCGGGGGGTGTGGGATATCATCGAGAAATACGCCGTTGAGATGCAGCAAGCTGAAATCGCCATTCGGCAGGCCGTCGTAAACAGCCGTTTTGCCTATGCCGCGATTGCAAAAGATGATAAGGACAGGCAGACGCTGGAAGCCATTTTTGAGAAGCTGGAAAATGGTAAACCCGCCATCGTTGTAAACGGACAGCTACAGAAACCCGTTATGAATAAGACGGACGCGCAGTATCAGCTGCCCATTATGCAGTTCGACCGCGAGTTGTCTAAAAACTTTATTCTGCCCGATTTGTACGAAATTCGGCGCGGTATCATCCGCGACTTTTATAAAGAGCTGGGAATCCGCGTGCAGCCCGACAAAAAGGAGCGGCTAGTTGTAAACGAGAGCCAAAGCGCAGATGCCGAAACTTATAATCGCCGCGAAGTCTGGAAGATTTGCCTTGACGAATCTGTAAAAACCGTTAATGATATGTACGGTACAGACATTTCGATTGAGATTAACGAACCCGATGAACTTACGGAAGGGAGTGGAGAGAATGCCGATGTACTGGGGGAGTCTGACGAACCAGCAGAGCACAGCACAAAACAGTGATGCGCTCGACCGCGCTTGTAAGCTGCTCTGTAATATTCCTGAGGGCCTTTTCCGCGATTTCAAAGTTCCTGCTGGCATGGACAGAGAGCTTGCTATCCATATTATTATGCGTGAACATGGCATGGCCCCTCTGTATCGCCCCGACCCGTTTTGGATGGTGGACGCAATTCGATACTGGACGCAGGAGAGTATGCCCATTTGGGAAAAACTCTACAGCACAACGCAGCTGAAATATAACCCCATTTGGAACACGGACGCGACCGAACGCACGACCGATACCCGCACTATCGACCGTGATACCAGCAGCGACCGCACCGCCCTGAACCGTGGCGAACAGGGCCAGACCGTGGGACAGGTCACCACAAGCGATTACCACGACACCGCCGCCAGCACCCTGCACGAGACGACCGCAGGCACAGCAGACGGCGAGACCCACGGCGACCACCACGACACCACAGAGGGCACGGGCCATACTGAGACCGTGGGCAAGTCTGTTACAGACGACACAAGCACCACCACGACCATCAACAAGACCGATGTAAACGGTACGGACAAAAAGACCACTGACAGCACGAAAAAGCTGGATGAGACCGCTACCCGCGATATCAGCCCTGAAAATGCCCCGGATTACCAGCCCGACGACCAAACACACACGGTTTCTGAGGAAACGTTAAAAACTGAGGAAAACGGCGAACACCACGAAACGACCGACTTCACCGGTAACAGCACGACCGTTGCGAACTCGACCACGGACACGACCGGCACGAGCGACACGAAAACGACTGGCAAGGCCGACGGCACAACAAACGGCACATCCCATGAGGAAACGACCGGCCAGCATGACCAGAGCACCGAAAGCCGTGCAGACGGAAACGCGAAGGGCACAAGCGATACAAAAAGCAAAGCCCATGATATCCGTCATGAGGACGCCAAAGAGACCGGCAAAGAAAAGACGACCGAAACTTATAATCATGGCTGGATTCGACAGGGCAATATTGGCGTGACCACCACGCAACAGATGATTGCCGAAGAGCGTGAAAGTGTCCTGTTTGACGTGTACATGACCATTGCGAACGACTACCATGCCAAATTCTGCCTTGACGTCTACTAAGGGGGTGGTATAATGGTATCGGAAATCATTGTTGCACTCATCGGCGGCGGCGTTACATTGCTGGGCGTTCTCATAGCAAACAGCAAGGCGCAAGCCGTCACAGATACCCGGCTTGATGAACTTACCCGCGAAGTGCGCGAACATAACAATTTCGCGCACCGCGTGCCAGTTCTTGAGGAACAAATTAAAGTCGCAAATCATCGCATCGATGATTTAGAACATGCACAGAAAGGAGCTTAAGCATGGATAACTTGCACATTTCTGGTGGTACTATCGCGCGTACCCTTGTTCTGGTTCTGGCTATCGTGAACCAGATTTTGAGCGCGTGCGGTAAATCCCCGCTGCCCATTGAAAGCGAGACTTTGGAGCAGCTTATCACCGCAGGCTTTACCACGGTCGCCGCGCTGATTGCATGGTGGAAAAACAACAGCTTTACCACCAACGCGCTGAAAGCGGACGCCCTGCTTGCAAAGCTGAACGCAAAACAGTAATCACGGCCCCCGAAAGGGGGCCAACTTTATAAGAAAGGAGCATTCGCATGGCTGACGAAAAGAATACCGATATCAGCACCCCATTCGTTTTTCAGACTTCACCGCCCTACGCGGCCCCGGGAGACCACTATCAGTATGATTTGTACTGGTTAGTAAACCAGCTGAAACAAGCGCTGGATAACACCGAAACTCTGCGTCTGCACGATATCAGGCAAGACACCCGGCTTGACGGTCTGGACGACGTCACCGCACAGCTGAAAGACGCGGTGAACCAGCTGTTTGAGAAACTGAAAGCTGGCGATTTCACAAAAGATACTTTCGTCGAATGGGTCAATACCAACATGACCGGTATTATCTATCAGATGGTACGGTTTTTGCTCT